CTACAGTTTCTGGCAATGCACTAGCTTCTACTGGTGTTACCGCATCTACTACAAACACAAATACAAACAAAATTGCCGTAAATATTAACGGAACTGTTTATTATTTGTTGGCTTCTACTTCAGCCGCTTAAGGACTTAATATGGCAACTACATTAAATGCTGGAACCACAACGGCAACGGCTTTAGCTGTTACTACAGATACTAGTGGGGCAATGGCAGTTCAAACTAGTGGTACAACAGCTATTTCTATTAGTTCTGCGCAAGTGGTTTCTTTAACAAACCCATTGTTACCGGCTTCTGGTGGTACAGGATTAACTGCGCTCGGTACTGGTGTTGCTACTTTCTTAGGCACTCCAAGCTCTGCTAATTTAGCAAGCGCCGTCACCGATGAAACTGGGTCTGGTGCATTAGTTTTTGCAACTAGCCCAACACTAGTAACCCCTGCTCTTGGAACCCCAGCGTCTGGAGTTTTAACTAACTGTACTGGTACAGCCGCCGGACTTTCTATTGGTGGGACAGCCGCAACCGCTACTACTGCAAATGCTTTGAATACAGGTAACGCCTACACAGGAACTGCGTTTAGCGACTCGTTGGGTAACTTGCGTAACATACCGATTAACAGCAAAATAACTGGATATACTCTAGTAGCAACAGATAATGGGCAGTGTATTTCTATTACTACTGGTGGAGTAACTGTTCCAAACAGCGTTTTTTCAGCGGGACAAACCGTAGCTATTTTTAACAATTCGGCATCAAGTCAAACCATTACACAAGGTGCTGGAGTAACAATGTATTTAGGTGGAGCGCCCACTACACTTACTGGAAATAGAACGTTAGGTGGGTATGGTTTAGCTACTATTCTGTTTATTAGTTCGAGTGTAGCGGTAATTACTGGCGCAGGATTAACCTAATGACAATGATGTCTTTACTAGTTGGTAGCTCTAAATTACCAACTTTACAAACTGTAACTTACTCTGCTTACGGTACGTATACAGTAACCATTCCCTCGCCCACTCTTCCTACTGCCACTATTACTATTAGCGGTGCAGGCGGTGGTGGTGCTGGTGGTGATGCTGGCGGTAATGGTGGTGCGGGAGGCCGTGGTTTAGCTATGACAGGAACTGTTTCTGTTTCTGCAGGGGATGTATTTACATTTTATATTGGTAATTATGGAAGTGGTGGTCAGGCTGCTGTTAGTGGAAGTGGTGGTGGTGCTGGTGGAGCAAACCCGATAACCTCAAATTATGCTGGTGGTACTGGTGGTAATGCTGGTGAGGAGGGTAGTTCAGGTGCTGGTGGAGGTGGTGGCGCTGCTTCCGTAATTTATAAAAACGGTTCTATATACGCCGTAGCCGCAGGTGGTGGTGCTGGTGGTGGTGGTTCATTTAATGTAGCTGGTCAAGATGCAATAACCGGTTCAACTTATTCAAGCACCAACGGTGGTAACGGACAAGATCTTGGTGGTGGTGACGGTGCTGGTGGTGGCGCTGGTGGTGGTGGCTATCAAGCTGGTAATGGGGGTCTCGCCGGAGGAGATGAATCGTCTGGTGGTGGTGGTGGTAGTGCAGGTAGCTCACTACTTCCTTCAGGTTTATCTGCAACAACTGGTAATGCTGGAGGGTCTGCTGGTGACGCTAGTACCAATGGCGGAAACGGTACGGCAGGTAGTTTCACTATTTCTTACTACGGATAAAAACTATGTTTGGTATAGACGACATCATCGGCGTTGGGATGAAAATCCTAGACAAGGTTATTCCTGATCCAGCTCAAAAAGCTGAAGCGCAAGCCAAACTGCTTGAATTACAACAGCAAGGCAGATTAGCAGAATTGCAAGCCGATACAGCAGAAGCTCAAGAGCTAACAAAACGTCAAGAGTCTGACATGGCATCTGACAGCTGGCTTTCTAAAAATATACGTCCCATGACGCTTATCGCTATTCTAGCTGGCTACTTTACTTTTGCCATGATGTCGGCTTTTGATATGGACACCAATAAAGCTTATGTAGAATTGCTGGGTCAATGGGGTATGTTAATCATGTCCTTTTACTTTGGGGGTCGCACCCTTGAAAAAATAATGGACATGAGGTCAAAGAATGGAAAAGAATAATTTAGGCGGCAAAGTAACAATTCTAGTCACGGCTACTTTATGTCTTGTTGTTTTAGGAATGGTAGGGGCAATGCTTGTTGGTATGTTTGATAGCGATATTAGCAATGACAAAATATTTGAAGCTATTACCCCTGCATTTCAAACAATTATTGGTGGTTTTATTGGTTTAATTACTGGAATTAAATTAGGGCAGGACGATAATGTTGAATGATGCGCTTGTTGCGTTAGGTATTGATTCTAAATGGCTAGAGCCATTGAATGAGGCTTTCCAAAAATACGACATTAATACACCAAAGCGTCAAGCAGCGTTTATTGGTCAGTGCGCTCATGAGTCGGGTAATTTTACTAAGCTTGAAGAAAATCTTAATTACAGCCCAGAAAGATTAACTAAAGTTTGGCCCAGCCGTTTTCCTGATTTGGCTACAGCGACTAAGTACGGATATAACCCGCAGGCTTTAGCTAACAAAGTTTATGCTGGTCGGCTTGGCAATAATCAAGAAGGTGACGGCTGGAAGTACCACGGCAGAGGTTTAATTCAATTAACTGGACGGGAAAATTATGAGCGATGCGGATCTAGTCTTGGTGTGGATCTTATCGGGAATCCTGATTGGTTACTTAATCTTAAATATGCGGCTTTAAGTGCGGGTTGGTTTTGGAACAGAAAAGGGTTAAACGAACTTGCCGACCAACAAGAACACGGTATGATAACTAAACGCATTAATGGGGGAACCCTTGGTTTAGACGATAGACTACAAAAAACTACTAAAGCCCTTGCTGCATTAGGATAAGCTATGCCATTACAAAAACTAGTTTTTAAAGCCGGTATTAATAAAGAAGGCACAAACTACACCAATGAAGGCGGTTGGTTTGACTGCGATAAAGTTCGTTTTCGTTCTGGCAATGCTGAAAAAATTGGTGGTTGGACTCGCCTTTCTAATAACTCTTTTGTCGGTATCTGCCGTATATTGTGGAACTGGGCGACGCTAGCGGGAGCTAACTACTTAGGTGTTGGTACAAGCAAAAAATACTATGTTGAAAATGGCGGCGTGTATAACGACATTACTCCACTCCTATCTAATAGTTCTGGTTCAACTACAACAACCTTAACAGCAAATCCTTTTTCTACCATATCTGGCAGTGCAATTGTTACTGTAACGGATTCTGTTAGCGGCATTGTTCATAATATAGGCGACTATGTTATTTTTACAAGTACTGCTTCTGTAGGCGGTTTGTCTATTAGCGGTGAGTATGAAATTACAGAAGTTTTAACGCCTATTACCTACACCATTACGGCTTCTACAACCGCTTCTTCTAACGCTGTTGGTGGCGGCACAGTAACTGCACAATATGAGTACCCAGTCGGTAGTGATGTATATACAGTAAACAACGGATGGGGCGCTGGATCGTGGTCACCAACAGTTCCAGTAAACCTAGTTAACCCTTTTTCCCAAACTTCTGGCAGTAATGTTATTACTGTTACCCAAACCGCGCACGGATACTTAACAACCGCCGGTGCTTTTGTTGTTGGGCAACAGTATAAAATTGTAGCGGTGGGTACTACTAGCTTTACTTCTATAGGGGCTTCTGCTAATACTGTCGGTACTGTTTTTACTGCGACTGGAGCAGGTAGCGGTACGGGTACAGCTTCTATTGTTTGGGTTGCTTTTTCCGGCGTTCAAGATTTAATTGCCACCCCTCCCGTATATGGCTTTTCTGGAACTGTTAGATTTCCTACTACTGGTACTACTGGGATTGGCTTTGGCGGGTATCCTGCTGTTGGTCTATCTGCCAGCTTATTAAATGCAACTTTTGAAATTACTTACGTTGACGCTAATACATACACAGTTACAATAGCAGCCCCCGCAGCATACACACAATCTAATCTAGGTGGCGCAAATGTAGTTGTCTATCCTCAATATGGTATTCGTCCTTGGGGTTCTGCCACTAGTACTGGTGTTGGATCACAGCTAAGACTTTGGACTAATGACAACTTTGGTCAAGACTTGGTTATTGCTCCTAGGGGCGGTGGTATTTATTATTGGCAAGCTACAGGTGTGTACACTAATAGCACTCTTGCGGGGCTAAATTACAGAGCAATTCTTTTAAACACTCTTTCTACAGCGGCTGGTTTTCAAGGGCAGTTTGTACCTAATACAACTAATCAAATAATCGGTTCAGCGCTTCAACGTTTTGTTATTGCTTTTGGTGCTAACCCATACGACCCAACAAACGCTAATACTGCTTTTGATCCATTATTAGTACGTTGGTCTGATCAAGAAAACCCTTATGAATGGGTTCCCGAAGCAACAAACCAAGCTGGTGAATACCGCCTTAATATTGGCTCTTACATTGTTTGCGCCCGAGCAACCCGCCAAGAAATTTTAATTTGGTCAGACGCAGCTATTTACTCTATGCAGTATCTTGGGCCTCCGTATGTTTGGGGTTTCCAGTTGTTACAAGACAACATATCTATCATGGGACCCAACGCTTCTATTACAGTTAACAACATAACTTACTGGATGGGAACAGACAAGTTCTATCGCTATACCGGTCGTGTAGAAACTTTATCCTCTACGTTGCGTCAATACGTTTATCAAGACATTAACATAGACCAAAACTTCCAAGTATTTGCTGGATCTATTGAAGGGTACAATGAGGTTTGGTGGTTTTATTGCTCCGCTAACAGCACTGTTATTGACCGCTATGTTATTTACGATTATTTAGATGATGTTTGGTCTTATGGAACTATGAGTCGCACTGCTTGGTTAGATTCTGGATTACGTCAATACCCAATGGCTGCTGATGTCGCAAATTTTAGAATCCTATACCATGAGAACGGTAATGACGACGTATCAGGTTTAACTGCAGTGCCTATTAACGCATATGTTCAATCATCTGATTTTGATATTGGTGACGGGCATAACTTTGGGTTTGTGTGGCGCATACTGCCTGACTTAACGTTTAA